GTCGTATATACGGATTAGGGGGTGTATTTATGTCATAAAGAGTTTTGATTGGAAAGTAATGTAATATCTCTTTTTTATCACGGCAATATAATACTTCAAATTTATTTAGTAAATCATTTATACGCGTGTTTAACGCATTTAAAGCTTCACTATGGGTAACGCATATCATAAAGCCTTTACTCGCTTCAATCGGTCTAATATACACTAAACTAACATGATTTTGTATGGGATGTATTGTGTCATTATAAGGTATTACCTCAATGAAAGCCTCTTTATAACCACTATTTACTAAAACATTTAACTGTTCCTCGTTTTCTACAAGCCAGTACATATAACCTAATTTACCTTAAATATACAAAACTATATTTTAGGAATCAAACTGTTTATAAAATTGGTTATATTTTCCTTTAAAAAATTCTACTAACCCCCGAATATTTAATCTTTTTTGTTTTAAAACTAAAGTATTATAGTTTGTAGTAGCTACTTTATCTACATCTTTCCCACTAATTTCCCAAGAAAATTGGATGGGAATAAATAAAGTATACTGAGTTAATGGAGAATTATTTAAGTATTGGGTAAATGTAGATTCATTAACTTCAATGAAATTATAAGAATTTATAGATTTTAAAAAATATCTTTCTATAGCCCCAAATTGGTAATCCTCTTCAGTTGGTAAGTAGGTATGGTTTTTTGGAGACATTACATCATCATTAAAGTTTATACTACTTGCATTAATATATTCTTGAGGTAAAGTATAAAAAGATGGTGTTTCAGAACGTAAAAGTTCATCAGCATCTGCTTGTTCATCTATTATGGGGGTAGATAGGGAAGGGTTTGTTGTGGTTTTACCAGTTATATTAAAATATTCTTCACTATTGTTAGGTATAAGTTCTAATTCTACAATAGGTGGATTTTGGGGTGTTTTTCCGCTATAATATTGACCTGTTGAAGTTTCAAAATAATCCCCTATGTACATTTCTTTAGAAGAAATATACCTAAGTAAATTACCTTTAGTATATAAATTTGTTTTTATTTGGGATTTAGGGAAATACATAAATTTATACTATTAAACTTGTTTAGATTTTTGCTTTTCAAATATTGTTTTATCTAATATGTAACTTGGTTTTATCTTTTCAACCCCCGTGGCTTGTTTATTTGATACTGTGTATTGTTTTTTGCCATTTTTTCCATTCTTTTTAATATTACTAATACCTATATGGGTTTCAGTTAATTTAGCATATGGACCCGTAAATTGTAATTCCCAGTGCCAAGTTTCATTAGTTTGACCATTATTGATTAAAGGGATTCTCATCCAACCTAAATTAGGGGCGTTTGTTCTAAACCATTCATATACTTCGGGGTAGGATGCCGGTTGTTGTAAATCTACTGCTATACCTAAACCATGTCTAGATTTACCAGGTGCAGCAGCATTAGGTCCTGATGGTGTTTTTTCAATGGATCTATAAGCTGAATTAATTCGTAATTTACCATATCTTTCTAAGAATGTTTTACCATTTTCCGATACAGCATTTTCATAAGCGGTTAGTAAATTTTTAAAATGAGACATTGCGGCATAATGTAATCTGAATTTTTTATTATCAGAATTATTTCTCATTTTTAATCTAGAGTATAAGGCAGCATCTGCTTCCACTAACATTCCTGGGTATTTATGTAAAAATCCATTTTCACAAGGAATTGAAGTATCAGATTTTAATGGTGCTGCATTTCTTTTATTGGATCTATTTGAAGTAAATAGATTGCCAGGGGGGAATTTTCCTGTGTTTGAGCTTCCAGATATTGCTTTTACTTTAGGGCCAGGGTTAAATTTAATAGAAGGTGGGGAATCTATATTAGAAGTAGATAATGTTGCTAAATTTGTAACCCAACCACTACTGTCAACTTTATGGCTTACTTTAGTAATTAAAAATTCTAAAGTTGAAGAATATTGAGGGGGTAAAAAGGATTGTTGGATGTTAATTTTATTATAAATTTTCCACCCGTCAAGACCATCCATTTCTAATGAAAATTCTACAGGAATGAACCCAGCTTGATTACTTGGATTTCCCGTTTCTTCAAAGTTTTTACCAAAATATTTTTCTAAATATAATTTATAAGAACCTTTACCTGCATCTACAAACTCACTATTTTCATTTGGGAAATAATGTGTATTAGGTTTACTTATAGTACCTATAGATATCCCCGAAGTATTAACTAAGTTACTATCAATACTAGGGGTTCCACCAAACATTTGAGCTAAATAAGCAGAATAATTCATATTAGCTACTTGTTTACTCCTTTCTAATATTTCAGTTTTTAGTTCATCTGGGACTTCGGTAGAATCTGCATCTTGGGTGGTTGGGGTTGGGGCACCATATGCCTCTAGTAGTTTTTTTCTTGTATTTTCAGTTATTTTACTATATATCCTATTCCATTGGTTTGGTGGATAATCTGAAACTGTTCTGACAATGTGGGTTGTTGAATTATAATTAACTCTAGGATATACTTTCCCATCAACTTTAATATATTCTTTTGCTTGATTATCTACAATAACCCCATCTTTATTTATTTCAAATTTCCAAATTACTGTTCTTTGATATCTTGATTTGGATTTAGTTGCATTAGAATCTTCTATATAGTATCTAGTAGCACTACCACCATCATATTCTATTTCTATTGGGATGGGGAAGGATATAGCATCTGCTAAAAGGGTTGAATTATTTGAAGTAGTTGCTTTTATTATATACTCATCATTCCCTTCATATTTAACCTTTAAGGCATTATTACCAGTTTCAGTGTCACTAGGTGTAGTTGTATTTTGGTCATTATTAACCTTTGTAGTAGTATTAGTAATTTCTACATCGGGGACAGTAATTTTTTCTGCAAATCTATCTTCAAGTCCTTTGTTCCATTTAGAAAAAGCGGTTGCATCTTCTCCTACTGTTGTTCCTGATGCAGTTGCCCCTATACTGATTTGGTTTGCTAATTTAGGGCCTATTTTAGTATTAAATTTTATATTTTTTAAAAAATTTGATGATTTTGTTTTTACGTTAAAACCATAAACTTCTAATTCTACTGTTTCCGATGAAAAGGCACCTTTAATTTTTTTTAGATTTTTAATAATAGCAAGTGGGGGTTTTCTTTCTACAAAAGTTACAATCTTATCATCTTTTATTTGAGGGGTTATTTGAGTGACATTAGCAAAAGAACTATTAATACCATCACAAATAGCTTCAAAAAATTTATAAATAGATAAATTACCTTCTTTATCAGTATTCTTTTTTAAAATTTGAAATATAAAAGCGTAATTTATATAAAGGTTATATAATTTTAAAAATACTATATCTCCTTTTTCTATATCAGACTTATTAGCATTAGTAACATTTTCGGGGTTATTAGGGTCTTGTTGGGGTCCTATAAAATCGGATGTTGTAGAGGATGGTTGGGCGGGTTGAGTGTTTTCCTCTGCAATAAATGGGTCTTTGGTTTTTTTACTACCTCCCACTCGAGTTAAGGCTGGTTCTAAGGATTTAGTATATTGTGGAACATAAATATCACTTATACCATCTTGGTTTATTGCCCCATCATCATACTTAAATATACAAATTCTAGGGTCAAACGATACCAAATTAGGAGAATAGTTTAATAGGGTTGTATCAATAGCACTAGGTTCGAAAAATAATTGCTTATCACTAGGTTTAATATCAGGTATAATATGTTTTTGTATAATTGAAATTAATTCTCCAAATCTAATATAGTATTGATAGTTTGGACCTAATTTTCCTTGGTATTTATAGGAAGAATCTCTATAGTTGACAGCTGCTGCTAAATTAAAATAATCCTTACTGTCAAAAGCAGTAGTCCCAATTGTATTGTATAAAAAAGCAGATAATTTACTATTTGATCTATTAGCTAATAATATACTTTCATTAGGTTTTCCAAATTTTTTAATTTCTTCTTTAGAAGCTGCACCCATTTGGGTTTTTTGGTTTGCTGTGGGGGGTATATTTACTTTTAAAGATTCTATTACATCACCTAAAGTAATTAAATCTATTTTAATTGTATAGGTACCATCATTTCCAAAATCCCAGCTAAAATTTTTAATCCTTCCAAAAAATCCTCCATAACTACCTTTATAAGTTTCTTGTGTTTGGTTGATTTTTTTAATCATATTTAATTGTGATACACTTTTTCCTTTAAAAAAAGTATTTTCAACTAAAGTAGATTCTACGTTTTTAACTTTACCTTTTTCATCTAAATATTTATCCCAACCCCATTCTAATAAAACTGTAAAACCTAGTCTCAAATATAAAAGTTCAATAACTTCAAATTGAAATCTATTATAAGCTTTTATATTAATAGTAGCAGTTCTAATTGAACCATTATTACGTGATTCAATACTTATATCTTGTATTCCCGGGGAAGGAACTATCCCTTGATGGGTTCCTCCTAAACCATAAAAATTTTGATTCCAAAACCCAGCAGAAGTATCTACACCCGATCTAAATTGGTATTTTTGATCTGAGAGAGAAGACATAGAGTTAAAAAGAATTGATTTTTTGGCTAATTCTTTACCTAAAAACCCCTCTGCTGAAGGTAAACCACTAGGTAACCTATCTTTATCTTTTATATTAACCCCAGATGCAAGTTTTATCCAAGCATTCCTATTATTAATATAATTTAATTGACTAATACTTCTAGTTTCATTACCATCTATGCCTACTCCAAATATTTTTTGGCGGTTTTCTACTTCCTTTTTAACAAAAGGTAAAACAGATTCTCCTAGTAAATTTCCAGTCATAATTATTTATCTATTGTTAATATCCCTATATTGTTGTATTATACCTGCTATATCTCTAGGTATTCTAATTTGAATTCCTGTAGGTGGGTAATAACTACCCTGGGGTAATTGGGGATTTGCAATAGATATAACCCACCATAAAGATGAATCATTATAATATTGTTGAGCTAATATATCAAAACGATCCCCAATAGTAGTAGTAACATAAATATCACTATATTGAAGTGGGATAGAGGGGTATTTGGGAATACCTCCACCATTACCTTTAATATCTTTTATTGTTGTATATCTATCCATATTTTAAGATTCAATAACGGGAATATAAGTTGTATTACCATTAGATTCTAATCCACTTCTATCTCCATAATTGTCTAATTTAATAACCTCCGCATTGGGAAGCAACTCACCTTGAAGATCTCTTTCTAAATCAGACCCATTTGCTAAATTAATATATCTTTCATTACCATAAGATTTTATAAAACTTCCATTAGTCAATTCTGAACCATTCCAACCTGACGCCCCATCTTTAAAATCATTTTGTTGGAGTTGAGGTAAGAAACTATGAATAGGTACAAAGGTAAATCCTGATACTTTAATTATCATAGGTAACTCTTTAACACTTGGGTCTTTTCCTATGCCTTCTGATGATTGGTCTGTACCTGTGCTATCAGGAATAGCTATTTCCCAAGGTGAATCATCTGGAACTCCATAGTTAATCCCTTTTATAAACCCTACCTGTTCGTGTAACCAACCTCCTACGGTAAGTGTAATTAGATTACCTCTCATATAACCATTTGGAGAATAATCAGGAGCACAAACTGAAGCTAAATAGTTTAATTTTTGGTACATAGGTATAAGTTCTGCTTTTGATTGGGCAGCTACAGTCCAACTTAAATTAATAGACCTATCAAATCCTGAGTATCTATATGCTTTATCTCCTCTTCCTACATATGAAGTTGCATTCCAATTTGCAGAATAACCATCATCATATGAATCAATAAAAGCTCTAAAATGCATGTAAGTCTTTTTTTTAGGATTATCATTATCAATTACTCCTATTCTAAACTTAACTAAATCATTTTTAACTTTATCTTGTATTACATAGTTAGATTTATATAAAGGAAGTGCATTAAGTTTGTCTAATGGTAAATTTAAACCATCCTTACCTGATTGGTAACTAGATTTATTTCCTCTTTTTCCTGGGTCTCCCAGATTAACTCTTTTATGGATATTATTATCTAAATAACTTATACCTCTAGTTAAATTAGATTGGTCTGGGTTGGGGGGTTGTAATTCTTTTCTAAAATCTTCTTTTATTGTAGGGTTATATCTTGAAGCTTCTTTAGTAGATAATTGGTTAGAATCTAAAGTAATAAAATTTTGATTTTTAAAACCTTCATTACTTAATTCATTAAAATCTAAATTATTAGAAGTATTATCATACCTTTTAATAATAGTATTCCCAATTCCTAAAATAGAACCTGGTCCCCCAGGGTAAGTTAAAATTTGCCCATTATCTAAAGATATATTATTATTACTAATCCCATTAGAATTTGAGCTTTGATTTGTAGATGATGTAGGATCTTCTGAGTTTGGGTTGGGTTGGAATTTACCAATCTTTTCAAACTTTAATTGAACCAATCTATTATCTTCCTTAGACTGGTTTTTTGTAACTACATTAGTATAAATAGGAAGACCTAATGGATCTTTTATACCTAGTAAATCAAACAACCCTTTTTGACCTTGTTGAGGTCCTGTTCGAACTGTTGGATCTAAACCCTGCTTATTTAAATGTAAGCCTAACGGAGTTCCGGCTGCAGCTAATAAAGTTGAAGTAGGTAAATAAGCTCCTTCATTTAGGGCAGGTCCTGAAGCTTGGGTAGCTACAGATGTTCTTGATAATATATTTTGTTTAGCTGTAAATAATAAACCATTAGGAGATTTAAAATCAAAAAACATTTGGGATAAACGAGAAACATCTTTTGCTATTTTACCTGGAGTAAGTATCCCCCCACGTAATAAGAAATCAGGTCCTCCCGTATTATCTGTATTACTTAAACTTTCTGGGAAAGATGATTTTATGTAAGGTTGGTTACTTGAACCACCTCCAATTCTATCCTTACCAAAACGTAATGATTTAAGGTCTGTTGTTAGATCAACTAATCCCATAGGTTAAATTATTGGGGTGGGTTATCTAAATATTTTTCAGGGGTTTGACCGTTTAATCCTAAATTTGATTCTGTAGGTATAATATCTTCAAGTTGGGTATTAGGAGGTGTTCCTCCATTTTCTCTTGAAAATACTGATCCTAATCTTTGTAATTTATTTAAAATGCTCATAATTAATTATTTTTATTATAAATATTAAAGTTTTAAATTTATGCTGATATTTCGTAATTATTTAAAGATATAGCTGTTCCTAACTCTTCTGAATCCATTTTGATACTAGCATCTTTACTTAATAGTTGGGAAAGTAAAGTATTAGTTTGAGATTGAAGTTGTTCTAGTTTAGCACTAGAAATATTTCCCCCACCTTGGGTTGCTGCCTTCATAACGGCAGATGCTCCTGGGGCTGCTACAATGTCATCATTTGGTGAAAGTTCAAATAATCCTCCTTCTTTAGTAGATATTTGTGTTTTTCCATCAGCGGGTGAGTCAATATCTCCTGCTTTGTTCATAGCTCCGTAAGCTAGAGCCCCAATACCTACTGCGGCTGCTGCACCTAGTGCGGCTTTAAATGGGTTAGCAATAGCCCATAATACTGCTTGAGCTGCCATTTGAGCTAATTTGCTTTTACCAACTACTAATCCTTGTTTATCTACAAGAAGACTTGCTATCTTTCCCGCTTTATTAGCAGCTACTAAACCATTATATACTTGATAACCTAATATTATAGATCCTACTAATTCAACATTTTGGGCCATTTTTTCAGCTATAAATGAAACTCCTTTCATAATAGGCATTAATGATTTACCCATTTCTATAAAAGCTGCGTTCATTTCTTCTGCTGCTAAAGCCATTCTTTCTTGTTCAGATGCTTGATCAAAAAGTTGTTGAAGTTTACCTTCTTCTTGCATTTTCATTGCTTCTTCTAACCCAAACTTTTCAATAGCACTGTCTAACTTCTTCTGTTCTTCTTTAGCTTGTTCTCCAGTTAACCCTTTTAATTGTTCTTGAGTAAATAAGGTTTGTGCTAATTCTTCTCTAGACATACCTACAGCACCCGCTAATGCTTCTTGTTGTAGTCGATTCATTTTAGCAAAATCTGCAGCACTTCCTGCTTGTTCTGCTATTTCTGATGCTACTGTAGCTAAATCATTATTTAAAGCTGCTTGTCGTGCTTTTTCTAAATTGATATTTTTACCAAGCATTAATTCTGCCTCTAATTCTTTTTCAATAGAAGATTCAAAATCAAGTAAACTATTTGCTATATCCTCTACTTTAGACATTTCCATACCTAAAGCTTTTGCTGTGGCAACTGCATTTGCTATGGCTTTTGGATTTTTACCTAATGATAAAGTTGTAGCTGCTGATACTTTTGAAATATCAGCCATTAATTTCTTTTCATTTAATAGTACTCCCTTTTTTAAGGATGCGGATTTAGCTTGGGCTAAAAATTCACCCGTCATCTTTTCCATATCTTTACCAGTAGCAAAAGATAATTTACCTATACCCATCATTTCTTCTTGGGTCATTCCTGCTATTTTTTCCATTTTAGAAAAAGTAGCTAGGGTTTTAGAACTTATAGCAGTTGAAGTACCCAATTCAGTATTAATAGCTTTTAGGGCATGTTTTTGTCCTTCATAAGTAACTCCAAGTTCACCTGAAGTTCTAGAATTTTTTAACATTTCTGCAGATAATTTACCTGCTTCTTTAGTACTTATATTTAAACCTTTAGCTATTTCTCCTGCAGATTTATCTGCTTTCATCATACCTTGGAATACCTTCCCAAGGATAGCTATAGGCCCAAAGGCCTTCATTAATTCACCCGCTCCTGCAGATAATCCTTTTAACCCTGCTTTAAATTTATCTAATCCGGTTAAAGAACTAGCTATACCGTCTTTATTAATTGTAACCATATTAGCAGCTGCTTCTTTGGATGCTTCTGCTGCTTTATCAAATCCTTTAGTTAAGTTTTTAACACCAGGTATAGCTCCGGCTATAGCCGATAGACTACTAAATAATTTAGATGAAGGTAAATTAGCTATTTGGGTAGAGGCTTCAGCCATAGAAGCTAATGATTCTTCACCTTCTTCTAAATTAGCTTTTTGTTCAAGAAGATCACTTGCTATTTTTTCACTAGCTTGTGCTTGGGCCTCCATAGCATGAAGTTGCTTAACAGATAGGGTTTCTATGTTAGCTTCAGCATCTTCTCTAATTTTTCGAGCTTTACTTAAAAGATTAAAAGCATTTAACTCTAGTTTATTTTGGGAAGCTTTACTTTTAGCTAAAGTATCATTTAATTTCTTAGAATCTAATAAAGCTTTAACCCCTTGTTTTGCAAAATCTACTTGTAATTCAGAAGCTTTATTGATTTCATTTAAAGCACCCCTTATAGATTTCTTAGCATCTAATTGTCCTTTAAGGCCTATTAATCCTTCACGAATAACATCATTAATATCTCGATTTAAATCAAGGTTTAACCTTTGGACCTGGGTTAGGTCTTCTACGGCTTTGACTTGTTTGCTAATTTCTTCGGATTCTGCCATCTAAGGAGTATTTTATTATAAATATTAAAAAGAGCAACTATTTGTAGCTGCTCTTTCTTTTATATTGTTTAGATGTTTTAGCAAATTCAGGGACATTTACTTTACCATCCGAATTAATTAATGTTTTTTTATCTTGTTCTTCAGGTGGTTTATTAACATTTTTGTAATATTTTTGTATTTCTGAGAAGGTATATTTTCTTAGCCATAAGGGCATATTATAAATTGTATTGAAATCGTACCCACCCTTCCCATGGAAAATTATTTGATGGATATGGTTAAATAAATTTAAACGATACTGTTGAGCAGTATTAAGCGTCAGGCCAAAAAAAGTTAAGCCCAAGAGGCACTTCTACCTCCTCTCCATTGTCTAAAATAATAGACATATCTACATCAGGTTGTACTGATTTTAAATGTTCACGGAATGCTCTAGAGTCTCTAGCTAACATATAGTTATCTACAAATTCTCTAATATCTTTACTTTCAGATTCACCATTAACTGAGAGAATAATATGTTTTAATCTAGTAGTTAATTCAGGAATATTATCTTTTTGGATTTTTCTTAAACCTTTTAATTCAGCTTCTATTTTAGCTTCTCCATGTCCGTCTAAAACTTTAAAAGTAATTAAGGTATTACTATGTGGCAAAGTATATGAAAATTCATTTTTACCATCTACGATATATGATTCATCGAAAGGTTTGTTATCTAACTCAGTTAAATCAATATCTACTCTTTCCCCATTATATGTAAAACTGTAAGTTTTACCATATCCTAAGATACGGGTTGCTATTAAAATTGCATTTTTATCACCAATAAGAAGATCTTTTAGTTTAATATCTTTATTAATAATAACAGATTCTAATAATTTATCTAATACAATTCCTTTTTGGATGTAAGATTGGTTAGATAAAATATCTTCTTCTTTAGCAGTCATATATTTAATTTCTATTTTACCGCTTTTGAGAGGATGTCCTTCGGGATATAATAATCCTTTAGAGGGTAATTCTACTTCTTCTGTTGGGAATTTAAATTCGGCCATAATCTTTATTTAATTAAAACGTTTTTATCGTTGATACATATTAATATAAAAAAAGCTTGGCACGGGGCCAAGCAATTTTTGAAAGTATGAGGGTTGGGTGTTTTAGAAATTTAATACACAGTAATCTGGTTGAACTGTGAATGTTAGTTCTTGGGCAGCATCTGCATTATCCCAGCTATAATCACCAAATGAAGCTTCTGTAATCATTGCTCCTTTAATTACCCATTCAGAAACTACATCACCTACAGGACCTAACACATTAAATGTTAAATCTTTTTTATAGAAATCAGAATATCCATCTCTACCTGTTACTGATTCGTGGTGTAATCTTACCCATTCCATTACGGCTTGGGCTCCTGATGGAGTGATTGGGTCAAATAGTGTAAATGAAACTGTGTTCCATACGGTTTTACCTTTTACGTAACGTTGTACGTTTATATGGTTAAGTTGTACACTACCTTGTGTTAACGATACAGCTCCAACACCTTTTACCATGTACGACGGAAATCCGTCCATATACATAATAAACCTATTTTGTTGTTTTGGTTCAAATGCTGTAAAAAATATTTCGTTTGGATCTAATACTGCCATTTTATTTTATGTTTTATTATAAATATTTATTTTTTTGTTTTTTATGCTGGGAATGTTGCTCCAGTTGGTAATACATTAAAATCTAAAATAATAAACTCAGCTGTTTTAGTTGGTTGTAGGTAAATTTGACCTATTAACTCATTTCTATCTATAACATCTGGTGTATTATTACTATCATCCATTACTACTTTGAAAGCATATAATCCTTGTCTTTGTTGTACCGATTCTAAATATGGGTTAACTTGTGTTAGGAAGTTGTTTCTTGTGGCAATTGTATTTTGTTCAAATACTAAGTTATTAGATACTTGAGAAATATATCCTTTAAGGGCTATTAATAATCTTCTTACATTTACCCTATCTAAAGCTGTAGATTTTTTCTGGAGTGTCTTTTGTCCAAATACTACTACTCCTTGTTGAGGGAATGTAGCAATTGGATTAACATTTGCTTCATATAAACTATCTCTATTTCCAGAAGTTAATTTTCTTTCTGCTTTAATTACTTGACCTAATCCTCCTCTAGTTAGACCTGCGGGTGCGAACCAAGGATCTGAAGATGCATCAGTATAAGCATATACTCCTGGGATAAAAGTTGAAGCTGGTGACCATACTTGTTTTCCAGTATCTGGATCTACTGATTGGCACCATGGCCAATAAGCAGCTGCATATGAACTATCAAACCCACTTGCTTGGGTAACTATAGCACCTACTGTAGCTCCGTATGGTTCTAAATCTATAACAGCTATTGCATCCTGACGGCTTTCAGCTGTTGTAACTAATAAGTTAACAGGAGAAGGATGATGTTCGTGGTTTACTCCAGGTGCAACTAATAAATTAAATTGATAATCATCTTTATTATTTAATAATTTGATTGATGATGTATAATCAACTGGTCTAACACCCTGTATATTTGTTGAAGAAATATTTTCATTAAATTTAGCTTCCTGTCCTTCAAATAAATTTCCTGTTGCTGATCCAAAAGAACCAGAACTTAAAGTTGGAAGTTGATTTTTAAATTTTGTTTTAGCATTTCCATCATTATCAAAATAATTTGGTGTTGGAGTATTTACTGCAGATACATAAACATATCTACTGCTATTTTTATAATTACCATATTCTGGTAGGTAAAAATCTCCTCCATCATCACTAATTGCTCCATAGTAGCTATTTCCAATTACAGCTTCTATGTAATTAGGAGCTAATGGGTCTAAAGATATATTATTAAAAGTTTCTAAAACAGATTTTTGAGAAGTTTTATCATCTCCTCTTCTGATAGCTAAACTAAATACTCCTGATGAAGTATTAGCTGCTGTAATTTCCCATCTAATATTATCTGCTGATCCACTTTCTAAAGCTCCGCCACTTGATTCTGAACTAGTGCTATTCATAATAACACCCTTAGAAATAGTTTTTAATACAAATGGAACTTGGTTTTGGAGC